AGACCATCAAGCAGGTAGAAGAAGCCTTTCCCGAATACACCAAGAGCATCATTCCTGCCACCGTACAGACGATGATGGCATTAGTAGGCAATAAGTCAGGGCAATTTGTCTTTGTCAGCAGCAAGACCCACCCTATCACCGTGCCCCACAGCCTCTATTTTGATAAAGCAACCAAGCAACTCAACGCAGGCAGCGGTTGGATAAAGCACTACGCATTAGGTACTACCGACATTAAGCCCAATTATTCAGCAGCGGACTATAAATATTGGTACGCACCTGCTTTCGTGTCAGGTAGATTGGGCGATAAGGGTAAAACCTATTACCTATACATCAAAGCAAGCAAAGTCGTAGAGACAGCCCAGTTTGTCCTATCCGAAACCAAGATAGACATCGAGCAAGAAGCCGGCTATTACCATTTCCTATACGCCACCGTCAATTCCGAGTACAATGGCGATCGCGGCATAGCCCAGCTCAACGGCTTTACCGAAATCACCGGTGGACAAATCAAAACCGATAAAATAACATCAGGCAACGGCGAGCAGTATATCCAACTCTTAGACAAAGAAATCAGGATAAAAGCCAACCTACAAATCACAGACGGCAACAAAACCGAAATAAAACAACTCGTTAATCCTGACTTGCTTTTATTGGAGAACAAATTAAAGCTGTACAGCAATCAGCAAGTACAAACCGAACAACAAGCCCGCACACAGGCTATCGCTACTGCAAAAACCGCTACTGAAGCATACGCACGTGCCCAATCCGAACTCACCAAAACACAAGCCATAACCGAAGCCAATAAGCAAGCAGGCATAGCCATAACAGCCGAGCAGCAAGCACGCATTTTACAACTCCAACAAAACCTACAACAAGCTAAAACCTTTGCCGAACAAAAGGTAAATGGTTTGCAGGTGGGAGGAAGGAATTACATATTAAAGTCTAATGATTTTATTACCAATGGATATAAGTTTTTTAACATATCTTCTACTTTTATTAATGAAGTTATTAAAAATGATAGTATTACAATATCTGTTGATGTAATGTTTGAAAAATTAAAAACAAAAGGGAGAATAGTTGCAGAATTCAATATTAACTATGAAGACGGTAAAAATCAATACTTTAATCTAATTAAATGGGTTGATATAGATGCTTATATTGGAACATCTTTTTCTGAAAGAATAATTAATGTTATACAAAATCTTCATAAAGGAAAGAAGATAAAAAAAATATCACAATTGGGATTACACATACAATGTACAGCAGAAAGTATTAAAATTTCCAATCCAAAATTAGAAATAGGCAATAAATCCACCGACTGGTCACCCGCCCCTGAAGACATTGAAAATAAAGTTGCAGACATTCAAACAGACCTACAAAACGCTATCAACAACGCCAATGCACTCATTGCAGCCGAAAAAAGAAATATTGAAAACTCAAACGCTCGTATCCAAAACCTTGAAAACAAAACACAAATATTCAGCGATACACAAATAGACGGTAATGTGGTAGCTACGGGTACGCTTATAGTAGGAAATACACAAGGAACAAAAGCAGGTATTACTGGTACGGGAATGACTAATGATAGCATACGCATTTGGGCAGGAGAACCCGATAAAACAAAACCTATAGAAACCCCCAAAGAAGCTGAAGATAGACGCCGTCAGTCTGCTTTTTTAGTACTCCAAGACGGCACCCTACACGCTACCAATGCCAATATATCAGGACACGTAGAGGCTACCAGCGGACAAATAGGAAATTTTCATATAAAAAGTGCAAGTGAAACAAAATTAGAAGCCGACGGACTCAAAATAGCATCTGATGGAATAATAAAAGCATTAGGATTTGGAGAAAATAGTCGCACAACACAAGTGCTAATAAATGACCCCGATGTGTTTAAAACATTTGATAAGTCTGCTGTAGATGTATTTTCGTCAGGGTTTGGTATCACTACCCATTCAGCTATGAAATTAGAGAGTAGAGGAGGCGAAAAAAGTACAGCTCTTATACTAAAATCTATGAACGGAGAAGAAAATATAGCCCTCAATATTGAAGAAGGCGATATAATAGTTAAAGGGCGAAAAGGATATACCAACACACACGAAATTAGTAACCACAGAATAACCATAATCAATGGTATAATAACCAATATAGAATATATAGGATAATAATTCAAAACTTAAAAAAAACAATTCAATATTATGCAAATCATTCAACAAACAACCCGTACTACAGCACAAGAAACTGTGCAAGGTGTTACTATCACCTATT